GTACTTACCATTACCTCTATTTGTATCGAATATAAATCCTATTTGGGCATTGTTTCTAGCCTTTGCCCAAACCATACCACCTTTCGTGGACAGGTCAATACCGTTAGAAATGGTTTGCCCAGTAGAGCCGTTACCCGTGTACAGATACGTCGAGAATACCGACTCTATGTAAACCGCTTCGCCTGAAGGAGCCGCTGTGTTTTTAGCCGCGAACATTATCTTTTCTCCTTGCAATTATCAAAGTGCCAGCGACTAGCAGTATTTACAGCAATGTCTTTCTCGCAATGTGGGCAAAAAACTCTAGGCTTTTTAATACCTTTTCTTAAAACACTCATCTTTTGTCTTGCTTCCTCAGTCTGCTTTCTTCCTTTCATTGGGCTAATCCTACCTTTTAGTGCCAATGATATTTTTAACTTTGTTTCTGTTGATGGTATATAAGTAGACTCTTTTCTTGCTTTAGCTATGTTTGCTCTGCCTTCATCAGATTTTGGCTTACGCATTTTTAGTTTGTGAGATTCAGAAATAACCCTACCTTTCTGCAAGGTAGACATATATTCTTTATGACTTTCCGAGTGCTTATAGCCTAACGCTCCGTCTCCACCATCGGTCATGTTTGTAAGTTCAAATCCATGACTACGCATTTCGCTTATCAATAAGCACTCAAAATCCATAGCCATTTCATCAGAAACATTATCCTCAACTTTAACGACCATCACTTCATGACCATCATTAAGAATGCTACGGATTTTGCTCAACTTCAATGATTTTCTTTTTTTGTAATATATTGCTTCTTTTACATGAAAATTGCAGCGGTCACCATTACCTTTACCAACATAAAAAGGCGTATTGTTTCTGCTGTCAATTAACATATAAACGTAAGACATATATTACGGAGTGTAGTTCTGAGCAACAGTTACGCCATACCAGTTAGTGCCATCAGCAAAGAACGAGAAAATATCCTGCTTACTCGCTGTGCTAGTGATAGTCGGTGCAGTTCCTCCGGGCCATTTAACCGTTGACCATGTAACAGTCCGGCTACCAGTTCCATCCTGCTTCAACATCAGTAAGAACGACTTACCTGATGTCGCTGTAGGCATCGTAATCGTAGCGTTACCTGTCAACGTAATGATCTGAACCGTACCGTTAGTCAAAGCCAACGTAATAGCCGTTCCACTATTCGCTACATACGGAGTCTCTACGTAGTTCGTAACCGTAGGATTGGTTAACGTCTTATTCGTTAGCGTTTCAGTACCAGTCGGTGTAACGTAGTCCGTACCAGCAGTAGCCTCAGCAATAGCACTCTGACCATTACCTTTTAGCAACGCGCCAGCAGTAAAACTTGCCGCACCAGTACCGCCATAAGGAACAGTAATCTCTGTGCCATTCCAAACACCTGATGAGATCGTACCTAGTGCATTGACGTTACCTGACGCATCCTTATAAACAGCCTTATCAGCCGCATACGTTACGAATACATCTTTAGTGCCAGCACCAAAGTTAACCGCATTGTTGCTGTTCGACGACTTTAGGATCGTAGTCCTAGCCAACGTACCAGCACCTACCGTACCTACGCCTATCTCATAATCAGCACCTAGTGTGATTGTGTAGTAGCAAGTATTAGTATCGCCAATTGCTGAACTAAAAGTCCGAAAACCCGTTACAGCCCCGTCCAGCGTCAATGTGCCTGTGCCAGTCGTGGTGGACGTTTCACGAACTCGGTCAGCAATTACTAAAGGCATAATTACTCCATAGTCACGGAAAGGTTACCAGTCGAGATCGTAAACACATCGCCAGAAGCAATCGACTTAGACGCATCTAGTGGTGTGTAATACAGCAAGTTACCGCTAGTAGAGGCATCCAAAATACCGATGTGTGTCACAGTTCCCCATGTACCAGTTGCAGTCGGGAAAGTAACCGATGCGCTATTCGTTGATACACCATTGCTAGGCGCACCAAACGTCACAGCAGTACGAGCATAGGAGCCACCAGATACCTCAGTACCAGTATTGCCTTCACCCGGATCGTCTGTGTAAAGACCTACATAAACCGCAGCAGGGCTTGTGTAGGATGTATTGCGGAGAACTGCGTTAATGACAGCATTCTCCAAGTAGTTCGACATCTCTGCCATGATTTCACCTCACGTTATAAGACATACTCATTGGTTGACCTGAATACTCACTTGCTTGGTCGGTCGTTGAGATTCCCTCAATCGCCCTAGAATACAAGGAAGCCCAAGTCTGCAACCTCGCATCATTCATCAAATACGGTTCTGCCTCACCTAGAGCCGCATACAGCAACGCATCAGGACAGTTCGCTAGGAATACGTTACTAGCGTTAGTGTCACTCAAGAGTGGAGGCTTGGCGTAGTACAGCATTTGAGCCGTATAAGTCGAATCAGGAACTGGAGCTAACTGCATCTCAGCACCTAAGATCGTGTAATCAACTGGCTTACCAGACTCAGTTACACGGGCTGTTTCGTAGAATGAATTAGGAGCTTTGTAGCGCAATGTTGATACCGGATTGGTATTCAAATGAATATCGCGCATCGATAAGAAGTCTGTCGGCAACCCTAAAGTCGAATCACCGCCAGTTGTTGAAGCAGTCGCAACTACCAACATTTGCCGAATCCGTAAGTCTCGCTGCAAACGGTACTCAGCCAACTGAATAAAATCAGGAATAACAGAAGTCAGATCACTACGCGCTAGGTAGTTCGCTACCGTATTCTTTAAGTCGCTGTAGGTCAGGATCATCTCATTCCTCTAGTTGCTCAAAATCTTTCCAGCCATATTCGTAAGTGCCTATGTGCCGGATGTGCATTGATAACTCATGGTCTACATACGTCTGGAAGCCCTCAGAACCGGCTTTAACGCAGAAATAGACATCCTCACCACAGACACCACTAGCACCCCATCCAGCATCGAACCACGGTCTGCCAGTCTTTTCAAATACTTCTCGACGGATCATCACAGCACCAAACCCTACCGCTGTAACTTCCTCAATACCTTCTTTCCCGCGAGAATCAATGTTCGACCACTCATGAACAAGAGTCTCCCCATCCATGTACTTACGCAACATCTTCGCAGTCGGTGTTACTGGCTTACGTCTAGTCGTTGCATTGACACCAACTATCGGCACTTCACGACTTAGCATAATGCTAATGATGTCATGAGGAAACCGCATATCGCTATCGATGAACAATACTGCGTCGCAACCTTCTTTAAACGCTACTTCTGCCAACTTCTCACGCTGGTCAAATATCAGCGTTCCCGGCATTGTATATAAGCTCAAACCGCCTTTGCCATCTTTACAACGAACTGACGCATCATGAGCCGCCATTCGAGCAAAATCAAAAGCAAAACCTGTGTGAACCTCATCCCTACATGGTACGCAAACACCAACTCTCATACTGTACCTCGATACGTCTTACAAGCCTGACCAATCTCTGTACCATTTAGGAACTGTGCAAAGGCTGCTTGGTCTATAACCGTAAAGCCTTTCATAATCCCCTTTTGGTTCAAGTCATCAATCACAGCATTTGGAATCCTTGCTACATGATGTAGCTCGTTTAAGAACCCCTTACGCTGCTTATCAAACTCTCTCTGAATCCTATTGGCTTCGAGAATCTCCGTGATGTCTTGTTTGGTCTCAATGACGATACCACCGTCACCATCTGCATGTACTGTCCGTATCGGGTTACTCATAAATCCTTTCGTAGGTCTCCCCGACCCTAGAGCCGAGGAGATTTGCTACTAAAATGTTTACAAACTCATATCTAGATCGAAAATTCCGCCATGAGCTGCTTCGTTCTTAACTTCCAGAGTGACTTCAGCCAGCAACTGAGTATTCTCAGAGTCACCAGTCTTAGCCAGATCGTTAGTCTGGAACGGACGCAGATACGCTAGTGCTGCGTATTCTGGATCGAGTACCAGAGCATCACGGGTACGCATAAAGCGGTTAGGAACAACCGACATCGTGCCAAAGTCAGACATATAAACGTCAGCAGCACCGATAATGGTGGTCGGAGTGTTACCCGGAGCCATGTAACGCTGTGCAGCGATACCAGCAAACGAGCTAACCTTCTGCTTACCAGCAGCACCAACCATCAGAATCTTAGGCGAGCCACCAGATACGAACACCTCAGACACCACAGTTTTCAGCAGAGTCTCGGTAAAGGTACGCTGTGTACCATCAGTACGAGTCGATACGCCGATAGTTGCAGGATCAGCACCACCCGAACCTACGTCCGAGTTAGTCTTGATCCACGACAGGATCGAACCGAGCTTGCGAGCAACAGTCGATGTACCAGCAGAACGACCTTGGTTAGCCAGCAGGATAGTTTCCAGATCACGCTTCAGTTCAGCCGATGCTTTAGCCAACTGGTAAGCC